ATTTAATGTCCAGTTAGCTCCAGCGTCTGATGTAAAGTTTAATACTGCTTGAGTAAGTACATCATAGTTGATTGTACCCGTAGCTGATGTAGCTGCTGTTGTAACTTTTTCTGCAACACTTTGAATTTTACCTTGGCCATTGAAAGTTGCTCTTCCGTAACCTTTTGGTGTAATATTTAAATCTATGTTAGCGTCTCCACCAGTTGCTGAAATATTTGGTGCATTACCTGTAGCTGCGTTACCTATTGTAAATTCATTAACAGCTGATCCTGTAGTTGTAAATGTAATTTGTTGATTAGAGTTTTCATCAAGAATACCATGAGCTGTATCGATAATAATATTTTGACTATTAGTATCTAAGTCTGCTGAAAGTTGTGGTGAAAAGTCTGAAGATAAATCTGTGAATGCTGTATCAACAACATTTGTTCCATCGGAATAAACCATTTTTGTGCCTTTATCAGCAGCTGCCCAAGTTACTCCAGTTCCTGAAGTAGTTTTGAAAGTTACTGTGTGAGCACCTGTAGTTGCATTATCAACTACAAAAGTTTTTTCAATTGAATCAGGGATAGTTACGTTAACCGCTCCACCAATTGTTCCAGTTAATTTTAATACAGCATTTTTACCATTTGATAAAGCGCCATTAGAAAAAGTTAAAGTTGCACCTGATGTGATACCTACTGCATCATAACCACCAATTGCTTGTTCTAAAATTAATAAGTTTGTGTTTGTAATTTGTCCCCAAGTTCCTGAGTTTTCTCCAGTAGCTTGAACTGTAAGTTTTAAACTTGCTGATGTCGAATTCGCCATATTTTTATTCTCCGATTTTCTTAATTTATTAAAATTTTGTTATAGTGTCAAACTATAATTATGCAGCGTTTGTATCGACTTCCTGCCATCCTGGAGGATCAACTGGTGCTGTGCCAGTGTTGACTTCGTTCCAAATCAATACATTTGTAGCTGTACCTAAGCTAAAAGTCAAGGCATTTCCACTAGGGAAAACAACGTTTGTAGTTTCTACATTAGACACTGAATTCAATGAAGCGGTTAAAGAAAATCCAGTAACATCTACTGGAGTATTTAAATCAACAGTTTCTTCACCCAATGTCATGGTCATTGTTTGACCATAATCAGGATCAGCTATAAACTGACCAGTATTCCATTTTGAGTTACCCCAAGTAGCATCTCCCCAAGCCATTGTAGTATCTCCAGCTCCGGTATTTGCATCTCCAGTGATATCAAAATTATTTTGTCCAGGGACTGCTAAAAATGCAGCCATTGCTTGTCCTGTGGCTTCTGCGTCAGGCTCTGGATCAGCTCCAGAAAAATTTTCAGACATTGCCATTACAAGAGTATTTAATGGTTGATTACCATATACTCCAAATCCCCAACTAGCATCACCCCATGCCGAAGCAGATTTTGCTGACACTTCTGCAATAGTAATATTATCAGCAACCACTGTTCCTAAATTAACAGACATGGATATACCATTTGGTTGTGCAAAGGCTGGATCAAAAGTTAATTGAGCAACCATTGGCATACCACTTGGTTCTGCTACAAAAGAAGCGAATGCTTCTGCAGTTCCAATAGCCATCGTTGCTGCATTGCCTGGAGGTATTACGTTTGAGTCACCATTAAGTGTAGCACCACTTAATCCCTCTGACATTGTCATTGCAATACCAGTTACTTGATGTAAATTTCCTGATTCTCCCCAAGTTTCTGTTCCCCAGGTATCTGAACCCCAACCTACATTTACTTCACCTGTAACAACGACACCGTCATTGTTAAGTGACATGTTGAGATTTTCACCATTATTCCACTCACCAAATCCCCATTTGTCCTCACCCCATGGGACGTTATTTGGATTTGAAACATCGACAAATACATTGCCGAGTTCTCCCCATTTAAGAAAGCCCCAGGTTTGATTATTCCATGCCATAGGAGTCTACCTCCTATTAGCCCGATATTCTTAATATCGCTGCTGTTGATGTTGGCGCTGGAAACTGAATTGTGAAAGTTCCTGATGTAGCTGTTTTATCTGCTCCAAAATTTAAAACACAAACTGCATCAGTAGTACCAGACCCTGCTCCAGCTGTTGTGTTATAAATTAAAGCACCTCTTGCAGTCAGTGTTACTCCTGTAAACGATCTGTCTGCAAAATCACATCTTGCTACACCTGCAGTCATAGAAGTTCCTAAATTAACTAGAGCTCCGCCACCTTGAGTGTACTGACCAGTGTTTCCAACTTGACCACCTGTGCTATCGCCTGGATAGTTAGTAGTTGCAGAGTTTAGAGTTGCTGTAGAGATATAAAGAGCTAATTTGAACGTATCGCCACCAGTTTGTTTAAAGCTTACATTTCCATCTAAAAGTTCTTTTTTAAATGAATTACAAATTGCTTGTGTTATGGCCATAGTTTTCTCCTTATTGTTTTCCTATTCGAGGAACACCACTTTGGTATTCATCCCGTCTTCGTCTTCCCATTTGTTCAATTGAGAATCCTTTGACTGCCTCTTGATATTTTTTATCATATAATTGAAGCATGTCAACGGGTCCTTTTAAAAATCCATAAGCCTCTACAAGGCAAGCATACAATAAGCCATTGGGAAATTTTTGACTTAAGTATGTAGTAGTATTTGTAGCTGATAATCCATTAGGTTTCAAGATGTAATTTAATTGAATTGTATATGTTGCATCAGGAGTAGGAGCAAATACTAAAGTATCCTCATCCCAATAACTGTAATATTTTGGAACACCTGTCTCTCCTTTAGGGTTATACTCAGCCATAAAATTAGTGTCTCGATACTGTAAAAAATCTCTATTATCTGCGGCAGCCGTGCCATCAGAATCTACAATTTGAGCTGATCTTACAATCAATAAATCATCAGGCGTATCTATAAATCTAGTGTTAAGAACTAAATTAGCTGTTACATATCTTCGGTTATTATCTGAGTCTACTTCTCTTAAAATTCTAAATTCTGCATCTTGAATAAATCCATTACAAATTGTATCAGTTAAAACATTACTTGATACTTCAGTGTAGTCTCTAATTTTTTGTATTAATTCTGTGTATGTCATGCTCTATCATTAACAGGTCCAGCTAAACATTGGAACCCGCCTCCTGTTTCTGTGCTGCTTGCAGCACTAATTAAATTAAAAGTAAAACTATTATTTTGTGTAACAGTTGAAGGTTGACCCGCTTGTGGAACTACTGTTGGAACCATGGTCACAGAGTAAGCTCCGTAGACTTTTGCTCCGTTTGAGTGTGCACCTGCGGGTGTGTTTTTGGGAGTCTGTCCTCTAAAAGGAGCAGCTGTTCCTCTGACACAATTCGATAAAACGTTTCCTGAATTACCATTATAAAAAATAGTTTCGTTTTCAAATAAACCTGAAACAGAATTTATTTTTTCAATCATAATATAACCTTGACTTGGAAATGCAGAAGAGTCTGTTAAAGTTATAGAAATATCTGTAGCAGTAATGTCACCATTTAAAGTTGTCTGTAATTGTAAAGTAGAAACTGAAACTCCACCAACTGGAGATTTAACATCATAAAATCTTATAAAGTCTCCTGTTCTATAATCACTAAATGGAAAACTTACTGAAACTTGAGTTGATGCAGCAGTCATTGTAAAAGGATTATCTGGTAAAAAATCTGTGGTTGGAAATTCTGTTCTTGCTGGTCTTGGATGTGGTAATCCTTGAGGATCCGCTGTGTATGGTTTTGGTTCAAGCTGTGGTTGTTTAGGTTCATACTCTGAAGTATGTACTCTTGCTCCATTCCATTCTTTAACCATTTCAGTGTACGGATATGCTAATCCAGATCTGTCTGAAATAAATAATGCGTATCTGCCTTTTGATAAATTTCCCATAATTATAAACTCGGATAGTAGGTTTTAGGTGAAATGTAAACACTAGCTGAAGAACCATCTTCTTCTAGAGCTCTAGCCAATTCATCCTCATAAATTAATTTTAATTCTTGTATTCTTGGTTGTGCATATTTCATAGATAGATAATACGTTAATCCTGCTACCATACAAGGTACAAATCGGTAAGGTACATCAGTAGCATTTGTATAATCGCCTGCATCTTGTATTCTTTTTTCGTAATAAAAATTTATAACATCTCCATTTTGAGTAGAACTTGGAGTTAAATAAATTGTTATCAAAACATGGTCAATGAATCTTTGAACAAAATATTGTGATGGTTGACCTGTTGCCGTTTTATTTGACAAAGCTTGAAACTGAGATCTATTAATTTTTTCTAAAGGAGAATCTACATTAGAAGAATTTCTGTAAGACATCTCTAAAATTTCTGTAGCTTGATTGACGAAATTAGTAACAGCAGCTCCATTTGAGTGAGTTGCAGCTGTAGTTCCGTTAACTCCTCGAGTTACTCCAGTTAATTCTAAAGAACTAAATCCAGTGTAAGAAATATTTTCAGATCCAACATTTATAGTTCCTGAATCAGGCATACGATCTTTTGATGCAATAGTGATTCCAGTAGTTGCGGATGTAGAAGAAATAGCAGCAGTTAAAGTAGATGTAACTCCATTGGAATTACCATCGGATGTTGCTCTAAAAATTCTATATTCGTTTTTATTAGTTTCTAAAGTAATATTAGTGTTTGCTACTTCCCAAAAATGAAGACCTCTATTTCCCCATTCTTGAAACATTATGTTTAAAGAACGTCTAGCAGTTTTTAGATTATAACCGCTCATGTCAAATTGACCGAGTCTATTATAAGACTCTTCAATTATCTCATCTATTTTAAACGTTTTATCAAACGTTGTAGTGCCTGAAGTAACGTTGGCCATTTAGACTCCTAGCTATAAAATACAGAACAAACTGTTATGTGCTCAGTAGTAAAAGCAACTGTTAAATCTGTTTCAAATAAAATTGGTCCAGGAAAATTAATTACTAAAGGTGATGCACCTGAAGCTGTGCCTGTAGTTTTGTATTTAAATTTTACAGTTCCCGAAGCTCCACCATCTTTTAAATGAAAGTCTCCTTCAGTTCCGGTTGTGTTTAATACAACTCCATGAGCTCTTGTTCTTCCAGATTTTACAATCTTATTTTCTGTAGTAACGTTTGTATTAAATACATCACCACTTGATCCATATGTTTGCATATTTTCTCCTTAAAATTTTATGCGGGCCCGAAGGCCCACATATAATTATTTATTACGATCCACTAAAAGGCGTAGCGATTGTGCCACTACCAACTAGTACACCTTCAACCATGTAAGTGTTTTCTGCAGTTGCAGTAAACTTAATTCTTGAACCTTTTAACCCACCTGTTGTAGCAACAGATGCTCCAGCTTCTCCATTTAAGTTTACGATATCGTTTGCTGCTGTTGGTATAAAAGATTTTTTTGCACCATCATTAACACCGATCATAACTGAACCTACAAACTTATCAGTTCCATCAGTTGAAATTGTTCCAGTAAAATCATCAATGAAAAGCAATTCAAAAGTTGTACCAATTGTGCTTGGGTTGTTTGGATCTCTTCCTGGTCCTGCTACTGATGAATCAGTTCCACCAACGATTGACGGTAAAGTAATCGCAGTAGGTGTTCCAGCAGGGTCCATAGTAACAATT